AAAAGCATTGATTGATGCAGGTGTACACGAAACTACAGAAAAGTTCGAAGACTTGCCTATCATTCACACAGGCTGTGATACATATGCAAGCATCTATCCAGAGTTTAAACACTTTAATAAACAAGCAGAAGTTGACGAAGTGGTTGAACATTTACTCTCACTTACTCCGGAAGGTAAGTGGACAATGGATAATGGACAAGATGTGCATCTTATCCTTACAGGCGGCGAGCCGTTGTTAGCGTGGCAACGACTTTATGTAGAGCTATTCGAACATCCACGTATGAGAGATTTAAAAAATGTCACATTTGAAACAAACACTACACAACCTTTACACAGCGATTTCTACGAGTATCTTAACACTCAAGAACGATTTACAGTCACGTGGAGTTGTTCCCCGAAACTTAGTGTTAGCGGAGAACCTTGGGATACTGCTATCCTGCCTGTTGTCGCTCATCAGTATAGTACTGTTAACGGTAGTGACATTTATCTTAAGTTTGTTGTCGCTACTCAAGACGATTTTGACGAAGTTGGCAGGGCTGTGGACGCTTACAAAAGTGCCGGGGTACAATGTCCAGTATATCTTATGCCGTTGGGTGGACGCAGTGAAGAATATTCCCTCAATGTTAAAGAAGTTGCCGAAGCGTGTATGGAAAGAGGATGGCGATTTACCCCCCGACTCCACATATCACTATTCGGGAATGCCTGGGGGACTTAGTGAAGAAGATCTTGAAATTATTCGTGGTAAAAAGATTACAGAAGAACAGGCAAACAAGATAAGGAAACAGTTATGAAACAATGGTTTAAAAATATTACAGGTATTGCTGCTAAAGAACAGGCGCTCGAAGCAGAAGAAATACGTATCTTAGAAGAAGAAATGAAACTTCTTGAAAAGAAAGATCCAAAAGAATATGCTACACGCCGTAAAGAATCTTGGGTTAGTGTACTCGATGTAAAAGTAAATCAAGAAAATGTGCGTAATGGTTTCTTTGAACTTGATTGGAACGAATACTTTATCAAAGACCTTATGAAGGCAGGATACGGAGAGAAGGGCGATCTAGAAGAAGAAATTGTAGATCGCTGGTTCCGTGATATTGTATATGGCATGCTCGATCAAGAAGGAATTGATCCTAGTGATCGAGGCGCAGGTTATATTAATATTACACCTATTGATAAAGGTAAATCAGAAGTATCATGACATTTATGAAACTGTTTGGTTACATTCCTATTTTTAAACTTGACAAAAGTCAGCATAGACAGTATACTTGTTTATATGAAGACTTATGTATGTGAGGACAAATGAGTACCTATATTTTAGTAGACACAGCGAATACCTTTTTTAGAGCTCGACACGTTGTACGTGGCGATGTAGATACTAAATTAGGTATGGCACTACACATTACACTTAATAGTGTTAAGAAGGCATGGAGTGACTTTAATGCAGATCATGTTGTATTCTGTTTAGAAGGACGTAGCTGGCGTAAAGACTATTACGAACCATATAAACGTAATAGACAACAAACTCGTGATGCTATGACGCCCACACAGCAAGAAGAAGACACGCTGTTTTGGGAAATCTTTGACGAGTTTAAAGAATTTGTTACTGAGAAGACTAACTGTACTGTTATGCGTCATTCGCAACTAGAAGCAGATGATTTGATTGCAGGTTGGGTACAAGCACATCCTAATGACAATCATGTTATTATTAGCACTGACGGTGACTTTGCACAACTTATTGCTCCAAATGTTAAGCAGTACAATGGTGTTAGTAACACAACTATTACACACGAAGGCTACTTTGATGACAAAGGTAAGCCTGTAATTGACAAGAAAACTAAAGAAGCAAAGCCTGCACCCGATCCTGCATTTATGTTGTTTGAAAAATGTATGCGTGGCGATACAAGCGATAATGTGTTCAGTGCATATCCTGGTGTTCGTAAGAAAGGCACTAAGAACAAAGTAGGCTTACAAGAAGCGTTTGAAGATAAAGGCACTAAAGGATACAACTGGAACAATATGATGCTACAGCGTTGGACTGATCACAACGGTGACGAGCATCGTGTGTTAGATGACTACAATCGTAATGTAACACTTTGTGATTTAACTGCACAACCTGCAGACATTAGAGAGATAATTAATAACACTATTGCAGAAGTAGAGCCTAAAGAAATTACACAAGTAGGTATGCGTCTTATGAAGTTCTGTGCAAAATGGGATATGCAACGTATTGCAGACCAAGCACAACAGTATGCAATTCCATTACAAGCGAGGTATCCTAAATGATTAAAACAAAAACAATATTAAAAGATAAATTTTGGATTCTTGAAGATGAAGGAGTACGCCTTGGTACACTTAGCATTTCTGAAGATAAATTTATGTTTAGTGGTCCGGCAGGCACACAATATTTTGATAGCGAACGAGCACTAGAAAAGACTTTTGGTAAAGGGGTTGCAATCAATGAAGTCCCTGTACATAATGATGTTATAGTTGCAGAAAAAGAAGTTTACGGCTATCCAACAAGTTGTGCTCCTTTTAATCCGTTATTAGATGTACAACGTAAACTTCCACTTTTTACTAAAAGTAAAAAATCTAAAAGTTTATATTGTGCAGGATATTATATTATTCACTTTGATAAAGGGTGGGTTAAAAGTTTATGTCCTAAACTGATTACTGTAGAACGGTACGAGTCTAGAGGTCCGTTTAAAACTGAAATTGAAATGCGTGTAGAGTTGAGTAAAGCAAATGCAAAATGATCCATTAAATACTGCTCCTATACAGCAGTTTATACAACAGGTTAAAAGTGCAGATTTAAGTAATGCAAAAGAAATTCGGTTAAGTATACAACAGTCGAAAAATCTAGCGTATACACTTGGCATTGTAATGGCTAGACTAGAAGGTGATTTGGAACGTTTTGTAAAATCTAATTCTGACACAGGTACTGTAGAAGTACAACTAGACGGCGGAAGTGGCTGGAAGTAAACTACGTAGATAACTATAAAAGAGATAAATATATGCGTATATAATTAAGGAGTACGCATATATGAGTAGGCCAAAACCAACCGTATTGCTAGAACATATAGACAAAAAGACCTATAGGGCTGAACAAGTCCTAGATGCTGAAGCTATCTGGGCTGTGTTCTATAACGGCAAGCCTTTCAATCTTAAGAGTTTGAATTCAATTACAAATTATCCAGGACCTAAGTACAAAAAGGTTTCATTCTCAAATCCGGGTCATGCACATAACTTAGCATCTAAATTAAACGAAATGTTTAATACTGACGAATTTGCGGTATATAAGTTATCAGCAGGCGAATTAGAAACAGAAGAATGAACTGGAAAGAAACATATACTAAGATATTTTTAAATCAACTAGGAAAAACTTCAAACGACATTACTGTCAAGGAGTACTTTCCTCTTTGGTGGAAGAATACTAGAGCAAACGGCGGACTTCGTTTAACTGACGAAGGCTTTGATATTCTAACCGAAATTGAACTAGCAACATACGAAATACCATTTCCAAAAGATATGCCCATTACTACACAGGTTATTATCTTTTTAGACAACTTTATCGATTGTCCATATTATCTTACCAATCGAGCAATACATGTAACGAGCGAAAAGAAAGCCATGGAGTTGCATCTTTTCAGCGGAGACTTGCGCAAATACGGCTTAACCAAAGCTATGAATAGACAAGAAAAATCCGAATAAAATGCCAAAAGTGCTTGACATTCGTCCTCGTTGAGCGTATTATATATACATAGTAAGAAATTAAGCACTGATCCACAAAGAGGGAATATACTATGGAAAATGTCGCAATCCGCACTACTAGCCCTAACAAGGCAAAAACTAGCATCACACATGCTATGAAAAAGAAACGTCCTATCTTCCTATGGGGACCTCCAGGTATTGGTAAGTCTGAAGTAGTTGAGCAAATTACTAACAGTCTTCCTAACTCACATCTTATTGACATTCGCTTGTCACTTTGGGAACCTACAGACATTAAAGGTATTCCATATTTTGACAGCAACTCAGGCACAATGGTGTGGGGTGCACCAAGCGAACTTCCATCGCAAGAGTTTGCGGCACAATACGACAATATTGTTTTGTTCTTAGACGAAATGAACTCGGCAGCGCCTAGCGTACAAGCGGCAGCATACCAGTTGATTCTTAACCGTCGTGTAGGACAGTACAAACTACCCGACAACGTTATGATTGTTGCGGCTGGTAACCGTGATGCTGACAAAGGCGTTACTTATCGTATGCCTGCTCCGTTGGCTAACCGCTTTATCCATTTGGAGTTGGCTGTATCGTTTGATGACTGGTTTGAGTGGGCAGTTAATAACAATGTACACAAAGACGTTGTAGGTTTCCTACAGTTTAGCAAGAAAGACTTGTACGACTTTGATCCTAAGTCACCTAGCCGTTCGTTTGCAACTCCCCGTTCTTGGACATTTGTTTCAGAACTGCTTGAAGACGATATAGACGAAAATACCACTACTGATTTGGTATCAGGTGCAATTGGTGAAGGACTTGCTGTAAAGTTTATGGCACACCGTAAAGTAGCAAGCTCTATGCCTAATCCTTCCGATATTTTGGACGGTAAGGTAAAAGAAGTGAAGCAGAAAGAAATCAGTGCTATGTATTCCCTTACTGTGTCACTGTGCTACGAACTAAAAGAAGCGGCGGACGCAAACGATAAAAAGTTTGACGATAAGGTTAATAACTTCCTACGCTTTGCAATGGACAATTTTGAAACTGAGCTAGTTGTAATGGGTGTTAAAGTTGCACTTACTCAGTATGCATTGCCCATTGATCCAGACGAAGTGGAGTGCTTTGATGAGTTCCACGATCGTTATGGCAAATATATTAAGGCTGCTCAACAGTCTTAATGGTGTGCTGGGTTTGGGCGTCCCATTCAAAACGCCCATTTTCTCTTGACAACCCCGTTAAATAGTAGTATACTATATGTATAGAAACTAGCAAAGTGAGAGGCGACAATGGCAACTGCTAAAGATACTGCAAGTAAACTTAAAAACTGGCAACCAGATCCAAATATTACTCCAGAACAGCTAGAAGAAATGCGTGTAGAAGTACTTGATCGTATTATTATTGCACGAGTAGGTTTGCTACTACGTCACCCGTTCTTTGGTAACATGGCTACACGTTTGCGTATTTTGGCAGCAGATGACTGGTTGCCCACTGCCGCAGTAGACGGACGCAACCTTTACTTTAACACTCAATTCTTTAATGCAATGGACAATAAAGAGATTGAGTTTGTTGTTGCGCACGAAATCCTACACATGGTGTTTGATCACTTAGGTCGTAGAGAAGATCGCAATCCTATGCTCTACAATATTGCCGCAGACTACAAAGTTAACAATTTGCTAGTACGTGACCGTATTGGTGATAAGCCAAAGATTGTAGACTGTTTTCAAGACTTCCAATATGAAGCAGATACTTCTGAAGAGATTTATGACAAACTATTTGAAGATGCTAAACAAGCCGGCAAAGAACTTCAAGAGCTATTAGATCAATTAGATCAAGAAGGCGAAATGCTAGACGAGCACCTCGACGATGGCGACGGCGATGGCGAAGAGGGTGAAGAAGAAAAAGATGCAAACGGTAACAATGTAAGCAAGAAGCGTCCTAAGTATTCTAAAGAAGAACTTAGCAAAATCAAAGATGAAATTAAAGAAGGTATGATGACTGCCGCACAAGCCGCAGGTGCTGGCAATACTCCAGGTGAAGTACAACGCATGATTCGCGAGCTTACTGAGCCTAAGATGAATTGGCGTGAAATTTTGCAACAACAAATTCAGTCAGTTATTAAAAACGATTTTACGTTTCAACGTCCTTCACGCAAAGGTTGGCAGAGTGGTGCTATACTTCCAGGACAAAACTTTGATGAGACAATCGATATTGCTGTTGCACTAGACATGTCAGGCTCAATTGGCAATGCACAAGCACAAGATTTCTTAGGTGAAATCAAAGGCATTATGGATCAGTATGCCGACTATAACATTAAAGTTTGGTGTTTTGATACTAAAGTTTACAACGAACAAGACTTTAGTGCAGACGGTGGCGAAGACTTGCTCGACTATGAAATCTTTGGCGGTGGCGGTACTGACTTTATGGCGAACTGGGCATATATGAAAGAAACAGGATATGTTCCTAAGAAGTTCATTATGTTCACAGATGGTTATGCTTGGGATAGCTGGGGTGACGAAGACTACTGTGACACAGTATTTCTAATTCACTCACACCATGATAAAAATGTACAGGCGCCGTTTGGTACTACTGTACGCTACGAGGAAGCAAGTGCCTAAGATAAAAGAACCAAATGCTTTAAACTTATTCAAAGTAAGGAAGTCATCTGTAATTGTTCCTTACTTTGAATACATATCCATTCCTTACACTTACAACATTGAAGAATCATTAAATAAATGGATAGCAAAAAATCTAAAAGGAAGATACTTTGTTGGGAAAACTGTTGACATATCAACAAAAACTAGTAAAGTAGAAACACTAATGAAAGTGGGATTTGAAGACTCAAAAGAAATGAGTTATTTCATGTTAGCATGTCCACTTTTAAAGTACAAATAATTAAGTACGCATATATAATATTATACAAGGAGAAAACTTATGGCTGATGAAAAAACTCAAGCAACAGAAGCAGAAACAACAACTCAAGCGCCAGCAGCGGCTGAGCTTACAGTACAAGACCTAACTGCTATCAAGCAGATTATTGACGTAGCAAGCTCTCGTGGTGCATTTAAAGCAAACGAAATGGCTGTTGTTGGTACAACATATAACAAATTGGAATCTTTCTTAGGTGCAGTAGCCGCACAGCAAGAGCCCAAGGAAGAACCTAAAGGAGAGTAATTATGGCTCTAAAACACGTAGGTCGTAATGCAGCGACAGGAAGAAAAGTAGTAGTAGCATACAGAGTAATTCCAGGAGATCCTGACTATTGCTTAGTAATTCCAACTTCTGCTTTAGATGCAGCACAACATGACGATTTGATGAAAGCTCTTGAATCAAATGCAGGACAAAATGCATACGAATTTGCAGAAGCTATGGCACGTACTACATTGTCGGATGGCTTGAATATGTTAGCAGGTATGCAACGTTATGGTAAACTTACGAAAGTAAAAACTGATACTATCGAAATGACCCCTGACACTGCTAGTTCAGTTAATCTTGCAGAACTAAACAAGATGATTGCTGAACAAAAAGGTGTTACTGTTGCGGATCTAGCATTAAAAGGTCCTGATGGTCGAACAGTTCAACCAGTACAAGAAACTAGAACAATTGATCCGGCTGCTGACTATGCAACTACATCAGTTGACGGAGTTTTAAGCGACGACGACTTGGCTGCACAGTATCGTTCACAAGCAGATGCATTGTTTAAAGAGGCAAAGAGCCTTAGAGAACAAGCAGAAAAACTTGTGCCGACTAAAAAGAAGACCAAGTCTAGTGCCCAAGAAGCCCAGTAAAAAACTCCCAGACGAAGTTATTAGCCATTGGCCCGAGGTATTCGAAGACGTGGAAATCGATGTAGTTCCGCTCGAATACCTCGATTCTGTTAGAGTGCAGTTTGTTGATGGCAAGATCTGGGATATAGATATTAACACTCAAAAGAATAAGGTAGAAGATTTAGAAAAATCTTTAGATGAATTATTCGAGCAGTATCAAGACCATATACAAAACGTCGACTTTAGACTTAATACAGAAAAAGTTAAGCGCGACATCACTTCAAGAACAAAAAAATTCCTTAAGCTAAGAAGATAAGCTATTCCGTTCAATCGGATAAATACTTGTAACAAATAAATATGTTATCAGGAGTTTAACGAATGGCTTTACAAATAAGACGAGGCACCGATGCTGAACGCACTGCAGGCGGTGGAGTTGTATTTGCAGAAGGCGAATTAATATATGTAACCGATACAGATGCTCTGTACGTCGGTGATGGATCAACGGCAGGCGGTGTCAAACTTACAGACAACGCAGGTGCAGTGCTTGGCACATATATTACTGCCGACACAATCAATTCAACATTAGATTTGCAACAAAATTTAGACCTCAACGGCAATGATGTTGTCGGTACAGGTAATATTAATATTACAGGAAACATTAATGCAACTGGAAACATTGTTGCAGGCGGTAATATTGATATTGGTGATGCACCAGGTGACACAGTAACAATTACAGCACAAGTTGATAGCAGTATAACTCCTGAAACTGATACTGCTTACGACTTAGGTACTATGTCTAAAAGATGGCGCAACGTTTATGCAAACGGTGCTACAATTGACGGACAAATAGATGCTGTTGCTATTAATGCAGATGTAGTTGCTGATAATTCAACTGTGATGGTTGATGTTAGTGCTAATACACTTACTGGTAATTTAACAGGTGATGTAACCGGCGATACAGCAGGAACACACACTGGTTCAGTAATTGGTGATGTTACAGGTAATACACAAGGTTACCATACAGGTGATACTAAAGGTTCAGTGTTTGGAGACGATAGTACACTAATTATAGATGCAGTTAATAATACACTTACTGGTAATTTAACAGGCAATGTTACAGGTAATTTAACAGGCGAGGTTACTGGTAACGTAACTGGTTCTATTAAAGGCTCAAGCGGTGTTACGGTATTTGCAACAAATACAGGACCTGCAGACGCAGAACTTTCAGTATTTAATGTTACTACAACAGGTACTATCTCAGGAAATGTTACAGGTAACGTATTAGGTAATCTAACAGGTAATGCTGATGGTGACCACACTGGAACATTTACAGGTGCTATTACAGCAACAGGAACACTTGACGGTGATGTAACTGGTAGTGTTTTTGCCGATGACAGTGCATTATTAGTAGATGCTGTAGCAGGAAACATTCCAGCAAGTGTTATAAGCGGTACTTTAAATAATAACCTTGTAGGCGATGTTACAGGTACTGTTACAGGTAATATTATTACAAATAGCATCGACAGTAGTGATTCAAGTGCAATTACAGTTACTCCTCAAGCAATATTTGATGCAAGAATTAGTGCTAGCCAAGAAATACAAATTGGAGATGTTAACGGTATCTTCATTAACGATAATAGTATTTTATCATGGAATAATATTAATCCAACTACTATTACTACTAATTACCTTGCAGCAGATTTAAACGATTCTACAACGCCTTTGGAAATATATTCATCACTAAAATGTGATTATGATCTTGAGGTTTATGGTAAAGTATCAGCGTTTGGTGATAGAGCGTATTCGGCACAATACAGAACACAGTTAAGCGAAACAAATACAGGATTTTTTGTTGTAGAATACTCAGGCGATCCTAATGATGTAGATGAATTACAAAACGGTGCAAACTACGCAATTAAAACAAAAATTACAGAAACAGTTGCAGATTTTGCTACTGCTGTTAAATTTTCTAATATGGATACCACTACAAGAGACGCATTAACTGCTGAAGCAGGTATGGTTATTTTTAACACTTCTACTTCTAAACTACAAGTTTATGACGGAAGTGCGTGGGCCGACTTACATTAATAATTAATTTATTAAGTCACAAAAAAAGGAGCAGTTACGCTCCTTTTTTTTATATCTAGTGTATCTTATACTTTAAGAACACATTCAACTAATTTTTCATCTTCTGCGCTATTAGTTTCTAATGCAACACCTACTATTGAGCCACCGTTAATTGCTGTACTTGCACAACCGTTATCGTCAACGTATACTGCTTGTCCTTTCTTAATAGGACCAATTACACGTACTGGCAAACGTCCTTTTAGACCAATGTACTGTCCTTCTGCTTCGCTGTTCATCATAAGAGCCGGGTTTGTTGACACAACACCAATTGCAATGTCACCTCGGTTAGCAGCTTGTACATCATGTTCTTCATCAATTCCAACAGCTACTACTGTTCCGTATGGTAGTTCTTCAGCTGTTGAATATTTTTCTGCTAAGTCAGCGTATTCAGCTTCTGTAGCAGTACCAACAAATTTATAGCCAGATGCTAATACAATTCCTTGTTCAGTTACACTTGCAACATTAGTACCAGCTCGACGCATTACAATATCAGAATCTTCAATTGCTAGTACTCTAGTAGATCCACTTTCAATTCTATCGCTTGATATTCCGCTGATCGTGCCATTAATTCCTGCAACAAAATTATCAACTTCCGATTTACTATAGATATCTAAATTACTTCTTGCACTACTTGCTGTAGTTGCACCGGTACCACCGTTTGTAATAGCAGTTATATTTGAACCAAAATTAAAGTTTGAAGCATTAATTGTACCAACAGTTAAATTATCAAACCACCCGTCATTCGAAGTGCCGGCTTGGTTAATGTGTCCTACAAATCTAACATTAGCTGTAATTGTGTCACCTGTAACGTCACCGTCAGCATCAATTTCGCCGACCATAATTTTGTTGTTAACATCACGTGCGACTAGTGTGTTTGCACGTTTTGCAGTATCTGCATCAATGCCTAATTGAACAACTGCATTTTCTGTTGCTGCACCATCTAAGTCTGCATTAACATAGATATTCATATACGGATCATTATTATAAACGCTAATTCCGTTTACATAATTACCAGTAGTATCTGTTCCTAGCGCAACTTGATTGGCTCCAACTGTTAATGTAAGAGTAACATCTTGCGATCCATCTAGTGTAACTATACCGTTTGCATCGCCGTCAACTGTAATAGTTCTTGCAGTTGTCCAAGCAGCGGCTGTATTTGCTGCTCCATTAACTGCGCCTACAAATTCGGTAGCAAATAGTTTACCGTTATTATCACGAACTGCTACTGTATTTGGTGCTGCTGCTAAGTCTGCAACTGCGGCAGATCTATGTTCATATTGATCTGGTATTCCTGTAGGAACACGCACTGTAGCAGCTCTAGTTGCTAAACCGTTAAACTGATTTGCAAAAACTTCTCCTGATCCGTCACGTACTACAACTCTGTTTGCTACCGATGATGTAGTAGCTGGAACAAAAGTATCTGTTCCGTCAATTAATAATCCTTCTGACTTTGTAACCTTACCTGTTACAGCAACATTAGTATCAGTTGAATTAATAAGATGTGTTCCGCGGAAAGATGTAGCAAATATATCGCCAACACTGTCACGAGTAACTACTGAATCATTTGTGTTAGTTTTAGTAGCAATTTTATAAGTGCCGTCACTTAGTAGACTATCTGCTTTATCAGAAACACCTCTTAAGTTAGCAACATGTAATTCGCTCCAACGCAAACTTGTACTACCAATGTTATATGTGTTATCTGATATTGGAATTAATCCGTTTTCAGTAAGTGTTAAAGGTGTAACAGTACTTCCGCCTGCATCTTTAACTTTAAAATTCATTTTGGCGCCAGTAATAGTAGATTCTAAAATTGCTTCTCCACTGCCAACTTTTAATAATACTTCATTATTAGGGCCTATTAATAAACCGTCATTGTCGTCAATATCTACTTGTGTTACAAACACAGGATTAGAACGTTGTACAAATTCTTCTGCAAGTGTTCCGCCTAAACGTAATGCATCAGAAGCACTACCGTGGAAACTATAATTACCACTTGTTACGCCGTCGTTTGCATTTTCTGTATTAACTAGCGTAATACCTTTTTTAATTCTATCAAATCCTGCAATAGCATTTGAATCATCTAATGTAAATTCATCATTACTTGTAATAAAGATAACTGAATCATCAACATATCCTTTTAAAATTTGATGCTGATAAGGGGTTGGATCTGCTTGTCCTGCATACAAGCTATCGTATACAAGTGTATCTACAATTTCTGTTCTAACAGCTTGGGATCCTTTTGGCCCAATTAATACAAACGGATCGCCTGACAATGCGCCATTGTGTGCATATAATTGACTAGTAACATCATCCCACCATAAGTCACCTTTATTAACATTTGCTGCGGTAATTGCAGCACCAGATGGCTTTGCGCCGATGTGTACATTTCCTAGGGGAACAAAAACATTTTCATCATTGCCGTCATATACTTTTATTTTGCTGTCATCAGTATCAAACCAAAGCTGACCTGCAATGGGCCTAGGTGGTTGATTTGCTCCAGCAAAGTTTTCTAAAAGATAAACAAAATTCTCATTTTGTATTTCTCCGTATCCTGCGTAGTTTTTACCTATTAATTTTAGGTCGGTACTGTTATCAATAGTACCATCTTCTACTACTGCAATCTCGTTATTTCTAGTGTTAAATATTGTATATGCCATTTTCGTTAATATCCCCTATTACGATAATAGTATTTATCGTATTTGCCCGTTAAACTGTTTACGGTGTTTCTCCGTTTGGTCCTGTAGCGGACGACGTCCATTCATTAGTTCCGCCGTTGTCAACGACTTTAAAAAATCTTTTTACCCTTGTTGAAATTGGTGTCGGTGTAGTGCCATCGTCTGCGTTTAGTATAACATTTCCTGATGCAACACCTGTAAAACCAATATTTGATATTAACTGCTGATTAGGTGATCCTCCACTTACGGGGGTAACACCATACGGTTCAACTGTGTTAATGTCGCTAAAATCAGCGCCTATTGAAGTAGTATCAATCGTACTTTCTACATTAATGTCAACAACTGTTCCTCTAAATGATGTAGTATGCACTCTTGCATATGTACCGATACGTTTTTCTGCTGCTGGGTGCAAGAAATCTAAAATATCAATAACTTGTTCTACAAGAGAACCAAATCCTGCTTGTGGCATATCGGTAGTATCTAATGCTAGTGCAACTGTTGCACTTTCCATTTGTGTATCTACATAATCTTTGTTTGCTGCATCTGTTAAATTGCCAGTGGTATAATTAGTAGTAGTTAGCCCTGTAAGCATTACAGTACTTGCACCATTTTTAAATGTTATAGTTCCTGAACTATCAATAGTTAACGGTGAAGTTGTAGTAATTGTAGGCACTCCGGTAAGTTCGTCTAACGTCATACTACTATGAATACGTAGTCTATCCATAATGCCAACATCTCGTATACCTAATGCTTCTTCAATGTCAACACCTAATTCGTAAAAAGTGCCGCCGAAATTTTCTTGAATTAACATAACATCATTAATTCTGTATTGTTTACCATCTACAAGATTAAGATTATCATTAAGGGTCCAACTTGTACCATTAACAGTGTCGTTTATCCATGCAATAGTCTTGTCAGCATTCGCACCGGGTTCGCCTTTAATTGTAATACCTGCCCCGTTTGCTGTGTCGTTATTTCGTTGCGAAACAGAATCAACATATACAGGAGTAACACCATCTTCTTGGTAGAATAATCCATTAGTATCTGCTGTTAGATTATCACTAGTAGTAGTAAATAACCCACTTATAGGTTCTAGATATAAAGTTTGTCTGTCATCTGAAATACGTTTAAAATTAGCTCTTGCTCCGCTTGTTGTTTGTGTAATTCTTTCACCGTCTATAAGTTGTCCTGCTGTAGACGAATTTAAAGGTTCAGTAAGAGTTATAATAGTATCAGTGTGTCCTAATTCTAAATTATAATCGTCAATAGTAACTGTAGTTGCTTCGATTACTTGATTAGCACCTTGAACTGTTAGGTCGCCACTAATAAAAACATCACCGCGAACATCTAAATTTGCAGTTGGTTGCTCGTCTACTGAAAGATTAATACCAAGGCTTCTAGTTGCCGGACTAAGAACTAATCCATCATAATCTACATCACTTAATAATCTAAATCTAAGTTGATCATTTAGAGCAATGTTTTGAAAAATTGCACCATCGCTGTTTGCTTTAATTGAAAATTGTCCTGATTGACCAAGTGTAATACCGTCAGGTCCTCTAACTCTAAGCGATCCGCTCATCGTTGCTTCTTCTTCATCTGATGGTAAAAATTGAGAAGCTGTCTTTTTAATACGTAAACCTGTATCAGGATCAATTTTATCTGTAACAAGAGAGTTAGTAGAATCAGAAATTCCATAAAAACGGAACTCGTCTTCGTTAACAATGTTAATACCTTTTCTAACATCACCTGTAATTTGTAATAAAGATTGTTCAGCAACTGTCGGTGTGTATTCTTCGTTACTAATGAAAGCAACTAATGAGCCGCCTACAAACATTTTAAGTAACGTATGGTCAACAGCACTTCGATCGCGAACAGTATCTACTTGCCATCCACTTACTCCTTGTGCATTGTCATATACAGGACCAACTAGTACTAAATCTGTTCCGTCATAAAAGTATAATTTATTTGTTAAATTATTAATCCATATATCACCTGCAACCATTTGAGGTTGCGAACTACTTACAATTGGTCCATTTGACTTAAATCCTGTTCCGTCATAAACTTTTAATCTACCTTCTGACCTATCATACCATAATTGTCCTGTAATAGGTGTAGTAGGTGCGCCTGCGCTTGAAAAATTTTCCAGTAGTTTAATTAAGTTTTCGTTAAATGCTTCACCAAATCCTACATAGTTTCTACCTATTAACGTAAGATCGCAAGTTGTAGTATCTATTTGCCCGTCAACTAATTCTGTAAGAAGTGTTCCGTCTGTTTTATTAAGTTTATAAGCCATTAGCCCTCTTCTCCTGCGTAAATTAAGTAGTTAAGTGTTAAAAACGGGTTTAGTACTTCAATCGGTTGTCCTATAGTAGTATCTGCTAATATTCCGCCAGTTCCTTCATAAAGTGCTCCTGATCCAGTACCAACTAAGTCGTCAACTGCTAGTGTATGACCCCTATTTAGATTTTCCACGTTTGGTGTAGTACTTACTGCATAGAACTGCGAGCCGCTTGCGTCATTTCTATCGTTAACCATATCGTGTTCGTGTTCTGGTAACTGTTCTTTTGTTAAAATTACTTGTTCAGTACCACTTTGTCCACCATGCACATCAGCTGCTGGCGGAGTTGTTACGTTTGCTGATCCTCTACGTCCCATACTGTCATTACCTAGAGGAAATCTTCCTCTCATATCAGGTACAGCAAAGAATTGATCTGCAACACCTTCATCTTGATCAACTTGTCCTTTAGGTTTAAACGAATACTTAATTCTTTGAAATAATGATTGATAAGCAGATATTAAATAGTTTGAGCCGTCACATACTAACCAACCGCTCGGTAAAGGTATATCAACATCATTTATTATTCCAGCATACGGAATAATAGTACCTACTGGAACAATTGCTGTAATACTTCCGAGTATTCTGTCTCTTGGCATTCTAAAAATACCAGTTGATTTATTAACCAAAAATTCGTCATCAGCTTCTGAGGACACAGGCTGAGCATTATCGCCACTGCCAATTGTAGCTGGTTTATTAGCAATAAAGTTGTTAGTAATAGTTGTATTGAAGGTTACTGTACCTTGTTGTCCGTCAAATTCGATATTATTAGCAGTAATATCTCCTGTTACCTGAAATACTGTCGGAGATGACAACCTATTTGCCAAACCAGAACGTCCTGATACGTTACCTTGTACATCGCCTCGTAAACTACCTATAAATTCTGTAGAATATACAGCACTAAACACTTTATCAGGTTGTCCAATTGCTCTTAAATTATTTGAATCTGGAAGTATTGCTGCCGAAACAGGGTTTACAGATCCAGTATCTGGATTAATAAGATTAGGTTTACCAACAATAATCGGTCCGTCTATGTCGGCAAGGCCGCCTACATATAAATTTTTAGCAATTCCTGCTCCGCCGCTTGTTACAATACTACCACTACTTACGCCTTGACTGTCTGTTAAACTAGTAACACGAAGTTGTTCGTTTGTGTTTATTACACCTCTAACATCTAATTCGTGTTGAGGGCTTGGATTTCTAATACCAACTTTTTCTGTACTATCGATAGTAATTACAGTACTTGTAGTACCTGCATTATTCATTCTAATTTGCAAATTAGAACCGCTTATATCATGTTGTATTACACCTGCATTACCGTCAACTTGTAATTTTAATTCATTACTAATGCCTACGTTAACACCGCCTGCATTTTTAATTTTTAAAGGAAAGTTAGCAATATTTTCTGCATCTTTACGCATAACATTTGTAGCAGTAACAAGTGTATCTGTTGCAGATGTTACACCAGGAATAACTAAATTTAACGATTTTTCTGAAATACCATTAAATTGAGGTATACCGTCACCTTCTAAATTTGTGTTTGATAAGTTAATACCAGGGCGAATACCATTTTCAAACCCTTCGATTGTTGCTTTAGGACTAAATGCTTCACCAGATACAATAGCAACTGGCTTGCCCTTTACTTCTATAAACACAACATTATAATCATTATTATCAACGGCTGTAACCTGTCCTGGTCTACTACCAGTAACTAAACCTTCTGAAAATTCTGGGCCAACTAATACCCAACCAGATCCTGCAAACAGGTATAGTTGTTGATTATCTGTATCTACCCATAAATCACCAATGACTGAATTCGATGCATCTGGTGCTAAATTTGCTTTCTTTAAGCCGCCTGCTGCTACCCAAGTAGTGCCGTCCCATAGTTTAAGTTGGTCAACACCTGGTGTATTGTCATACCATAATTGTCCTTCAACTGGATTTGATGGTTGAACCGAATTAGCAAAATTTTCTAATATATGTAAAAAATTCTCTGCAATACTTGATCCGTATGCAGTAGTATTTCTTCCCGGAAGGTTCAATGAAGTTTCTTGGTTAATAGTGTTATCTTCAATAACAATACTACCTTTGTTTACGAAATCTGAAAATCTAATAGTATATGCCATTGTTATCCCTCATTAAATCCGGTTAAACTTTGAACTCTTACAGTATAGTCAATTTGTATAAGTCTGTTAAGCGACTTTTGTACAGGATGGAAGATAACATGTGTTAATAGTCTACCGTTGGTGCCGTTTGCACCTGCACTTACTAGTCCTAGTTCGTCAAATACATAAAGATTTTCTGTATTTGTAGCAGTATCAAATGCATCTTGTCCGCTAGGTTCGCCGTAATCTAGCAAACAACTTACAAGTATATCTGTGTAGTTTGTACCACTTACGTGTCTTGTTTCTATTTTATTTCTTACTGGATCTGTATTATTGCTTGCTTGATCATCTACTACTTTATCAAACGTTTCATTATACAAACTTGCGTTTGTGCCAGTGCTGTTTGGAGTTAAGTAAGTAATAATACCAGTTGGGTCAACTGATGTGCCGCCGTTGCCAAACGCCATTTTATATATTGGACCTTGTCCTGCGTTTGCCAAAGACTCAGCAAGTGCTATACTCATATTTTCATAATGAATAGCATTGCGTTTGTCAATAAGAACTTCACCACTCTCAGGATCACTGATTTTAATATGTCCTTGGAGTAGTACTCCGTTTAAATCTTTAAATGTATCTGTCATTTTATCTTCCTGCTAGTGTATTTATTCGGGTAAGTCAGTTGTTGCTCCGCGGATGAATTGTGCTACTGGATCATCGGAGTATCTTAACTGCTCACCTGGCTTTTGCCATGTTTTTCCTACTTTTCTTACTATTAATATTCTACTATTTGTTGCAGGTATTTCTGCAAGTTCTACTATAGCAGTGTCATTATCTATAGTAAGAGTAAATTCTGGAGCTAAAGTAATGTCGCCTTCTGGACTTTCTTTATCAATTAGGCTAGTAACTAAGTTTCCGTCTGCATCAACTTCCTGGAATTGGTATGCAGATATTGCATTTTTACGTAGTCTACGACCGCCTACAAAGAGTTCAAATTCATTTACTCCTTTTGTTGGAAGCCAATCAAGTACAATCTTTGTAGATTCGTCTTCAAGTGCAATTAAAGAAACCATTTGATCCTTGTAAGGAACAGTTTCTTTATCACTTTGGTCCATAAGCTCGGTTCCTTCACTGTAAACTGTTCGAGCACCAGTACCTAGTGTACCTCTACGTAATTGTGAAAGTGTATTACCGTCTACTTGGAAGTATTCGATGCGCTCACCTTCAATGAATAGTACACCTGGGTTATTTGCATCTACATCAGGAATAGTAATATTTGTTGCATCTGCAAGTACAATTTGTTTATCCGTTATATTTAAGTCTTGTGCAAGAGTATAAACATTATTTTTGTTTAGACGCTTGTAGTGAGTTCTGTTTAGCATATCTTTGAACATTCTAAATCCAAATTTCACGTTAGATTTAGGTGCAGCAAAGTGTATTACTTGTATCACATCTTCAGTTGTTAACGGACGAGTTATTTGTACATAACTATCAAGTTTAACTAGTTTATAGTCTCTGTTAGCTGTTAGCAATGTACCGTTTAGAACTACCCAAACATATGCAGCGTCAACGGCAGGTTCTCTTAGTTCAATTAAACCTTTACCTCGTCTATGAGCATCATAATAGTCGTCACTTCCAATAGTTAGCAAACTTCTAGAAACATTAGTTTTAGTTTCCATTTGGATATCTTGCAATTCATGTCTAGTAAATGTAAATACATCAATATTTGCACCTATTGCAGGAACATCATTAAGAACTAAGTTATCACCAGCTTCGATTAAGTCAACATCTAACACAACGTTTGTTGATGCATTACTTGTTAATCCTTCAATTGGAATAGTATCGTCGCTATTAACTAATGATTGTAATCCAGGAATGGTGCCAATAACCGTTAATAAATTAGTACTATAAGATTTAACTGTTGCTGTAAACTGTGTACTATCAGGATAGCCAATTGTTACAGTTTCTCCAACCTCAAAAGTACCAGTTACCTGAGATAATCCTATTCTAGTATTCTTAGAAAATGCATACTCTGCTGTCGACGGTACAACTACTTCTAAATCGTCTCCAGTTTCGCCTACGTTGTCAAACAACACAACTTGAGTATTAGCAAAATCCCAGTTATAATCTATTAAGAATTTTAGCTTACTTCCATTTAGATAAACATCAACTTCATCTGGATTTAAGCTACTTCCAGTATATTGCGATCTATCTAAGGTATACACTCTGTCAGGAACAATATACCACTGTTGTGTATAACCCGGATATAATATTGTGTCATCAACTTTAACAACAACATTATGACTTAATGGCAATCTTGAACTAGGCTCTGGTGCGAGCTCAAATCCTATAGTGCTGCCGTCGCCTACAAATCTATTTACTGCTGTTGCACTATATCGTTGTATTGTAGATTCGTTTGTGTCATATAGCGCATAGTAAATAAACGAATCAGCGTCAGGTGCTGTTGAAAATTCTAATCCAACTAACCCTTGCTTATCTCCATATGTTTCATCTGTTTCAAATAATGCTACTTTTGCTATTGATCCATTAACAGTAATATAGGATTGCAACTCTTCTCTGTAAACACTATTTGTTACAAACGTTCTTGTATTGCCATCGCCTGTAAAATTATCAATATCAAGTATTCTTTCTCCATTGCCTGACATTGAAGAAATATTAACTTTATCGCCTACATTTAATTCTGTATTAAGTACAACTTTTTTATCAGCATAATTAATCTCATAGTCATTTTCAGTAAGCATACTGCCATTTACTTTTACAAATAACGAGAAGATATTATGTGGCAAAATATTTAAATCAAACTCAGTTTGTGATTCTATAGCAGTGTAATTTCTAGTCGACATTACACTACCGCCGTCTGCTACTCTGTCAAATATCTTCATATCTAGAGTATCATGTAATTGTCCGGGTACTAATTCTTCAGGACCTTTTGACGATGTTGGTGTTACAAATCCGTCGCCGTCTATTGTAATGTCACCTGCATCTAGTCCTGTAGCAGTTCCGTACTGTAAATTTCCACCTTCGATAAGTGTATCAAATCCTGCTCCACTTGGTAAGAAACTTCCGTCTGAAGTTGACTTGCGTATTACTACAACAACATCATCGCTTGGTGGATTATACCAAGTATCGTCGTATAAACTTTCCCACGATTCAACATCTTCTATTTTTATAAAATATTCTGTAACACTATTATTAGTTTCAATAATGTATTCAGGACTTTCAGTAGTAACAGATTTCATTATTGCATTTGGGTTACCTAGTGCAAGTATAGTTATTCCATCGTCTGCAAGATAAGTTTTTGTACTACCGTCATAGTTAGGATCGTCAATTCTTATACCATTTACGTAGACGTTGTATGTTTCTCCGTCTGCAAGAGGTTTGCTTAACTGGAATTTAGTTGTACTGCCGTCTGTATAAAACGTTTCGTCATCAAAATTATCATCATAAGAATCCCATTCTGTTGTAAACCATGGTTGAGAATCATATCCTAAGTCTTTTCCAAACTCAAATCCACGAACTTCTACACCGCCGTAATCTACGCCGTCCATCAACTGTCCTAAATCTTTACCATATTGTCCAGTTTCTGGATTGTATGCTAGATTAATTCTATCAGCAGCTGATAACATTTCATAGCTCTTGTTATATTCTACAGTAATAGTTGTACCAGCAATACGAGATTGTTCAAGTAAAATATATCCATTTAGACTATCTTGATTACCGTATGAGTATTCACTGTCAAGTGCTTCTACACCATCTATAACAACACTTACATTAGCTCGTGTTAAATCCATTGGATATTTTAATTCAATTCTAAGCTCAGTTCCTGTACTAATAAATGTCTCTGTCTCCTTGAGAACTAGTATTTCATAATTAGGTGTTATTCTATCAAATTTTTGTTTGACATTTAAAGTTCTAATTTTCTTATTACCAAGTACAACACTTAACCTAGGCTGTGTTCCGCCGTCTGCTTGTGTGCCTTCAATGTTAACTGTCGGAACACTAGTATAACCATTGCCACCGTTATCAACTACAATACTCTTAACAGCGCCACTACCAATAAATGCACGAGCAGTTGCACCTGTGCCGCCGCCACCGCTTATAGTTACTAGAGGTACTTCGGTATAGCCGCTGCCGCCGTCTTTAATTAGTATTTCTTCTACTTCGTATGTAAAGTTATCAATCCAGTGTTTCTGCGGATATACATTTACATCAAAATTAATATCTGATAATACACCATCGTTAATTGTAACTGTTGGCGAAATTATTTCACCACGCTGTGGATCATAAAACGGTGATAATTCAAAGTCTGTTAATACACTTTGTGTATTATCAAGTTTATCATAGGCCGATAGATATTCTCTAATTTTAGTTTTATAAGGTTTTACTTCATTAACATATTCTTCAAAGCTAGGCAAGTTGTCATTTTGGAATGTTGTTTTTTCTCTTAGCTCGCCAACATTGTGTTTTGCTTTAATAAAACTTGTTTTAAATAACCAATCTGCGTAGTTTTGCTCTGACAGTACGTAACGCAAACTTGCAAAGAATAATTGATTGTACTCGTTTGCTAATTCATCTACAAACAAGTCATCTCTAATAGTTTCTAATATTTTACGCAATTCGGTATCGCCACCTACTTGCGTGTATAATTTATCTAAAAACTCAATAGTTCCGTTTTCTCTACCTACAGTCTTATAACCTGTACTGTAATCAGGTGTGTCAACATTTACTATTTTTTCTAATAGTATCCAGCCGCCTGCACCAACGTCACTAATTTTTACAATATCACCGATGGCATCGTCGATAATGTTTAACTGATAATAGTCGTCTATTAAGAAGTCTACCGAAGTTAGAGAACTATAACCTTCTGCATACCAGTCTTTATAATTCCAATAGTCGGCAACATTATAGTATTGTTGATTTGATTTATTCCAAGTGCGTGTAGTGACATCCCATGCATATATTGCCCATGCTCCAATAAGCGTACTATCAGCACGTACAAGCACACTAAGAGGTCTTACAGCAAGCGTTAGTGTGTCTTGGTAGTTAGTGCCGCCGTTAACAACATCCACGCTTGTAATAGCGCCTATAATGTTTACATTAGCACGTAATTCTAAGTCTTCGCCGGTACCTTCAATTTCAATCTTAGGAGGCAATCTGTAACCTCTACCGCCATTAACAATGGTAACACTTTCAACTGTACCATCTACAACAACCGGTTCCAACACTGCTTGTGTTGCTCTAACAGTACCAACTAAACGCAATTCTTCTTCTGTGTCAATTGCTGTATCATAAAGACCTGATAACTCCGACGGCATTGGATCGTTTTCAAATAGCTTAGTAATATTTAAATTGTCCACTGCTAGTTCATCTGCAAGCACTCTGTTTACTCTTTCAATAAACTGTTTAAGTGCTTCTTGTCTATTAACAAACCACGACTGTCTTGGTTTAAGCTGATTTCCGTATTTTTGTTTAACACTCAATGTAGCATCAGGTACATCTCTATGATATTTGTCTGCGCCAACTAAACTGTCAAACCATTTGTCTTCTATTATTTTCTTAGGACGACTTGTATCTAGCCCGTCAGTAATAATTTGATATTCTGTGTGAATGTTATTATCTTGATTATCAATAGTCCAATAACGGAAATTAACAGCAACATTGTTTTCACTAGTTAATTTATTTGTGTTATATAATACAAATCTATCATTGCCTAGTAATGTAACAAAACGTAACTGCTGTCCTTCCGGATCTCTAATAATGTTTGCAATGTCAAATGCTGTTTTATTTCTGTTTTCTACATTCGGAACAATACGTGTATCCTTAACCCAGAAGTAGTAACGCTTGCTAAAGCTCTGACTAATGTTATCGTAAATATCCTTTTCTACATATTTTGTGTCGCTATATTTTGTTTGTCCGCTATAGCCGTTAGCTACGCCTCGATTGGTAATTGAATTTGCGTCCCACTGGCTAGGAATAACTCTTGATTCTACCCATTCATAAACATCAACACTTGCACCTTGTGCAAGATTGCCCCATATATTATTTGAATATGTTACATCGCCTTGGTGATAATCAACAAATTTTACAGTGCTTAAATCCCACCATAATTTACCAACATTATCTTGAGCCCATACTGTAAGAGCTTCTTTTGTAGATGCATTGCCAATATTATAATTAGCTGGGTCAAAGTATGTCTTATAAGAAATTTCTTGTTCAGCAATACCTGCAATTTTTCCAAGTACAGGATCAATAATATCTAAGCGTGATAGCATTAAGTTTTTATTTGTGTCGTATATAAACGATCCACGCATTTTGCTTACATCAACCGGTATAACAGGTTCTCTATGCACAGTCCAAACTTTTGCATTTGGTTCTTTAATGTAAACTGCAACCTTGCCGCCGTCTAACGTAGGTAATCCTATTAATATAGTATTATCTTGTACAATAGCGTTTTTACCAAATTCGTTAACATTAAAATTATTATACTTTAAGCGTTGTCCAAATATTAAACTATCATTAACATTTTCATACAGGTAAATTATACCGCTGTCTTCTATAGAACTTACATAATTTGTAAATCCGTTATCAAACGTAGTTTGGCCCACTGACAATTCGCGCTGTGGATCGTTAACATACGTACTGTTAAATCTATCTTGCGAATTTGAATCTCTATTTAAGAATCTGTCAAAAGTAGTTTCTAATACTATATCGCTTGTGCTTCCTGAAACAATTAATTGATTATCGTCAAAGTCTATTCTAAATCCAAACCCTTCTGCAAGTTCTTTATTTGGACTTTCAAGTGTTTGATGCAATCTAAATGTTCCATTGGTATTTTTATAAACATATACTTTTCCTTGTAGTATGTTTTCTGCATATGTTTCTGGAGCACTTACTGCAATTAAGTTACCATTATTAGATACTGCAACTCGAGTACCAAATCCTCTACTATCTTCTGGAGCTGTAAATTCTGTCTTATACTCAAAATGGTTATCTTTTAATGTATAAATTACTAGTTTATTTCCACTACTGTACTCAGCAATAGTAGCAAGAACTGTTCCTTGTTTACTAATATCAAATGTTCTACCAAATGTGCTTGTATTTAAATCAACAATACTAGAATCATCTCCAGGAATTACATATCCTGATGTATTTGGCAAATAGCCTACAAAATCTATATGTTCGCTTAATAACTGCCACTTAGATCTATCAAATTCTTCGTTGCTTAGATTAGTTAATGCTTTATAAAACACGTCATTATAAATAACAACTTGTCCTTCGTAGTAGATGTCTGTATTACTGTAAACACCTTTAAAGTTTTGATTTTTACCTAGTTGCCAATCGTACTCTCCAAACTGATTGTTGCCATGAACGACAAAATAAACTCTACCTGCTCCGCCGGCTGCGTCTGTATCATTAATATGATTTTCACTACTGTTGAGAACTAGTCTATAAAAATCACCGTTGTTAATTAGTTTAACTTCCGATGCAAGTTTTCTGTTGTCTTCTCTATTAGGTAGAATGTAACCGTTAACTAAATCATAGTTACCTGTTTCAGTATTGTGTTCATATACAAAGAAAGCACCTTCTCTTACAAATGTACTTGCATCTCTACCAACATTGATTGGAATATTATTAACTTCTGCCCAGTCATTGTTTTCTCTACTAGGAGCAAGTGGGTTTCTTGGTAATCCTGGTTTGTATTCTTCAATCCAAGTTTGATATTCTATACCTGTAATAAACTTAGTTTCGTAATCTGCAATTTCGTCAGTCTGACTTGTTACTGCATAAGATAGTTTAGGTGGAATTTCTAAATTTTCAGTATGTGTAAACACCGCTAATTTACCAATATCACTATCAGCAAGTTGTCTTGATTCAGTGGTACCTACTCTTGATAGATTTGCGCCAACTTGTTTGTAAAGGAACATTGATTCAGGAGCAACGCCGCTTATATAACGACTACCAAATGTAAACGTTCCTGCAACATCCTTAACGTAAATCCTACACTTATCTAAGTCTCGTTGATAATATACAACTGTTGCAGTAGCACCAGTAACGCCTTCGCGTACAGTGTCGCCAGGTTGTAGATCAAGTTCTACAGTTAAATCATAATCAATGTATCCATCCCATAAATCAACTGGTAAGTCAACTCTATTAATAATACTGTAAGGATCGTTGCCAAATCCTCTGTCAGATAAATCAATAATAGATCCGTCAGCGTTTCTAATATCATTTAAGTATATACCAACTGCTAGAGTAGAATCAGTAGATGACTTATCTGATACATTTTTAGGAAGTCTTATTACCCATCTATTATCAAAAATATCAACTTCGTTTACATCGCCAGCAATACCTTGACTTTTATGACTTAATACTCTAATTAAGTCTACTTCTTTTTGGAATTGTTTATCTACACCGCTTAAAACTTCTACAGGATTTTCTAAGGCATTTTGAACACTTGACTTATATGGTAATCTTGCAGAGCTCTCTTTCCACGTCGGATTTGGATTGCTAAATGTATTTGGATTATATCCATTTTTAATATCGCTAATTACTAATCCGTATGCATTGTCAGATGTTATGTCTCCTGGAATATAAGAATTGTCTGTAGCAATTTCCCAATATCCGCCAACTACATCACTTCTATCAACTTCATCGTGTAAAGGACGTACATAATCGCCAACAAAGAACTGATCGTCGATATACAGTTGTCCAGTTTCTTCAAAGACTCCGTTTTTATCATTAGCATAAATTATTAGTCTACCTAAATCTTTTCTAATATAGGTAACTGTGGCATTTCCTGTTTCTGTAGTAACTCTAGCACCTGTTTGAATTAAAGCATCTATATTTGTAGGAACTGTGCTCGGACCCAAATCAATCCAATCAGTAGAAGTTAATGCCGATCTATTGATTAAGTTTCCTTGAGTTTTAAATATTCCCGAAACATTAATTACTTCTATTTCGTTGCCGTTAATTTTATTAACTGTACCAAATACTGTATTATTAGCTTGTCCTATAATATTACCAACTACAATATTGGATGTAGGAACATTACCAGTAGTTGTAATTGTTACTGGCATATTAGGAACATTTACTGGATCGATAATATAGAATAATTCTTCAACTTTACGTCTAATTGTATGAGTCGTTTCTGTTAAGAATTCTTTTGTTATTTCAGATTGTTTCTTGTTAAACGGAAAATTAATTTTACGAATGACACCTTGTACACTGCCGTCGCCTAAATTAAGGTTAGCGCCACTTGCTCCAATAGGTTCACCAGTAAAGCCAATTGTGCCATTAACTCGTGTTACTAATTCTGCATCTCTATAAAGTTCAATTTGTTGATCTAAAGTCTTTTTAACATAATATGTAAATCCTTCAAAACCTTTAACGCCTTGTTGTTCAATAGTATCAAACGGAGTGTTTATATCACTATTGTCATAAAGGTCGCTTCTAAAAGTTAAGTTATCGTTTGGAAAATCCGTTAGTATTACTTGATCACCATCAACTAATCCGTGATCTCTGTTTGTAGTAAGTGTAACAGGATTGCCCATGCTTAGGCCAACAATTTCTATACCTTTGTTATCAATATATGCGTTAGTAATATCATTCCACTCAAAGTAGATACGATCGCCTACATTGCTTCCTTCGTATGCATCAGCAGGTGCTCTTACGAGGATGTGATCTGTAGTTACATCTGTTAACGGGTAATCTCCTGTAGTAATTACAGGAAAATCTAAATAATTATTGTACTGTTTATAAAGTTCAGAACGCCAACGACTTACACTGTCGAACGATCCAAATTCAACATTATCTGTTCTACCAAAAACTCTTCTACGAGATTTATATAGTCCGCCATTATATTTTACAATAGTACCTAGTTTATAATCTGTAGAAAAATCAAAATTGTCTTTAAATGCACTTTTTACATATGTTGCTTCTGGAGCACCAACTACAATATATTTGCCATCTGGACTCATTGTTACACTGTCACCAAACTTACTTGCACCATTGTCAAAGTTTGCAATTGGTTCTAGTGTTTGATGTGGCTGTAATGTTCCATAAACGGTGCTGCCGTCTTGTTCTCTTTTGTATATATGGACTTTGCCTTCGCCGTCAGTTGGGTCTCCAACTGCTATAAATGTATTATCTGTATTTGTTGCTAAACTATCTCCGAATGTATTGCTACTATTAGGATTATGAATATCTTCATCAAAGTTATATGCATTTGATGCTTTTAATACAGCCCATTTATTATCACTATCGACACTATCGATCCAAATAAGTTCATCTTCATTTATATCTGTTTCTGCATACTTATTAGCATCTTCAAGTTTAGCAACACGATTTGTTTTTATTGTCGAAACAACTCCTGATAATTCTGTTTCTTCAGTGCCAAGTACTCCGTCTTCTTTCAACTCAACCGTAACTCTGTTTAAATTTGCACTTAATACTTCATAAAATCCATCTAAATCAACAACATCTTTGATACCAATGTAGTCTCCGACAACAAAGTTGTGTATTTTATCAAATACAACTT